GATGTTTAAATATACACCTTTTATAAAATTGAACTTTGGTTTTGTGTGTGTGCGTTTGTGTGTTCAAAGAGTATATACTACTTGGTTTACGGAATCCAAAAATAAACCCTTTTTAATCCTTTTTGCATAGCTTAATGACTGAGTAATGACTCAATAATGACTAAAAAACTGAACTTAAACTGGTTTTAGTTTGGGTTTTAGGCTTGTTTATGCGTGTAAAGACAGAAAAAAGAAACAATATCAACACAATTTTACCCAAAATAATTACACTTTATTAAAATTTAATCAAAAAAAAAGCCTAAATTAATAGGCTTTTATAGGTGTTTTTAGTGTGTTTTTATCCAAATATTAAGGCTAAGACGAACAATATAAGATAAAAAGTGTTACTAAATTCTGTTGGCTTTAATTCTCCTTTAGACATTTGATTTTTTATTTATATTGTCAATATATATTTTAATTGTTTCTTGTTGCGTTTTAATAGTTATTTCATTTAATTCAATAGTATGTTTTAATACATCTATTCTTTCTTCTAACACTTTTATATGTTCGCTTTGCATAGTGTTTAATTGCTGCAGTAGTTCAATAGTTTTTGTATTCATTATTTTATTATGTATTTAGTTTTATTAATTGATAAGGTAATAAGAGTATTAAAATTTAGCATTCTAAACGCTTTTTTTCTCATATCATATAAAGGTATTAAGTTAAATTCTTCTGCCTTATATGGTGCTTTTCTGCCTGTTTTACTGGCGTACTGTTTGCCTATTCTAGCATTCATTAGTCTATGCGTGCCATCCTTCTTTATAAATGCAGCTGAAAAAATTAAACCTTTACTTTGTTTAATAAGTTCTTTTGCTTTGTCTCTGTTAATTGTTTTCATTTTGTTTTATTGTTTTATATTAATATTATTACCATCCCACTCTTTTCCGTTTAAATACCATTTAAAAGACTTTTGCTGAATGTTTACACCTTTTAAAGCGTTTAACCTTTCTTTTGTTGTAGGCGTGAACCAGCCGCAATTATTAATGGTTAAGATGTTTTCTTGATGGTCAAAAGTTGCTATACAGTTATTATGCAATAACATCCTGCTTTTATAGTCGTATGAGTCAAAAAATACGCTCATATTTTGTTTGTTTAAAGTACCTTTATTATAAAAGGCTTTTGCTGATTCTTCTGTTATTTGTCTCATTTTAGTATGTTTATTAATTATTAAAAAGGGTTTCTAATTCTGGCGCTATACGTTCATAAAATATTTCTTCTTTCTTTTGTGATTTGTGAAGGCTTGCTAATAGTTCAGAATTAATATTTTTAGCCTCGTAACCGTATTCTGTTGCAATCTCTAAAGAGAAACGAAGGCTAGGGTCATTGTCTTTTAAGTATTTAATTGCAGAGCTGTAATAGATTACCTCTTCTTCAAAATATCCGTTTTGTCTTAATTCATCAATTAAATGATAAGCATCTGTTAAATCTGTTTTACTGCTTAAATACTCGCTTGGAGTGTCTCCAAGGCTAAATTTATCAGCTAAAGAATCAAGTAAATCAATTATTTTCTCATCTCTTTGAATCTGTAAATCTTCATCACTTAAAATGTGATTGATTGGATTTTTTCGGTTGTTCTGTGTGTGTGTGTCCATTGTTTAAAGTGTTTTAAGTTAGTTTAAAAGGTTATTGTTTCAATTAGGTTTATAGTGTAGCAAAGCGCGTAAAGCAGTACAAAACAAGCTAAAAATGATAAAGTATAAAATATTATATTTTCGCTGGTTGTGTGCTTTGGTTCACTACTTGCTTTTTTTAATAGGTTGCTGTTTAGTTTTTGCATAGTTTTAGTTATTTCTTTTTATTAATTTTTATTACATCTTCTGCGTCTACACCTGTCCAACCTGTTCCACAACCTATTTTATTCACATTATAGTTAGTTAAACCATTAAAAGATATATGCATTGTTTGCACTTTTCTTGTGTATACAGTTCCATAATAGTTAAAGGTAATTTTATCCCCAACTTTAATTTTTAATTTGTTGTTTCTTAATTTATACATTTCACCATTTAATTCTGTTGCTTTCATTTTCTTTTATTGTTTTATTTATTTAATTATTTGTAATTATTTACATTGCAAATATACAACACTTTTGCACAATAGCAAACAAATTGTTAAAAATATTTATTAATATGCTAATTTATAATCATTCTAAATAACTAGAAATCAAGAGATTGCAGTATATAGAACGCACATATACACGCATACACGCACATAGGAGATGTCTGGCAGTTTCAGCAGTTTCAGGGCAGTTTCAGCAGTTTCAGGCAGAAATTTAAGAAAAGTTTTTTGTAAAAGTTTTTTAGAAAATTATTTTATTTTCATATACCAATCAAGGACATCCATACACTCTTCAAGTCCTTTAACTACTTTGGCAAAGTAACCTGCTTCATTGAGGTCAGCTACCCATTGCTTCTGCTCTTTGGATGCATAGCCTGTCTTATCAGCTTTAATCTCTAAGAAGAGTCCTGCGTACTCGCTATTGACCTTACATATCTGCATATCAGGAAAGCCTTTAACATAGCCAGTTTTCTTAGCCATAATAGCCTGAGTCATTGATGTTCTTATACCACCTAGAGAGGCACAGTATCTTACTGATGGGTAGGTAAGTTGTATGTAGGTGCATAATGATGATTGTACTCTAGCTTCTTTCTTCATTGCCATACCCTATACCCCCTTACCCCCTATGCCCCCTATCCCCCTAATCCCCTTACTCTTATCGGTATAGGTTGTTCCTTTAAGTAGTTGATACATTAGTGGTTGTGATACTTCATACTTTCTTGCCATAGCAGAGATAGTAATTTTCTCTGAAGAAGTATTAAACTCTAGTCTTATAGCATCAGCTTCAGCAACAGTAAACTTTCTTCTGGAGTAACCTCCACCTCTTGAGTCTTTCCTATCACTTACTTTTATCTTTCTAATCTTTGGCATAATATCTATTTAATATTCATCATCAAACCTATCAGTAGTTTCACCATACTGATATTCAAAATCAACACTTGTTATAGTGATGTCTACTTTGTTTAGCTTCTTTTTATTTAAGTAACATATTCTATCTATCAGTTCTTGGTCGTTCTTTATTTCTTCTATGTTAGAGGTCAGAGCAAATGTATCTAATGTTCCAGTGGTAACCTTCCTTGTTACAGCAGCCTTATTCTTTATCTCATAAGATACAAATACTCTAAATATCGGTTTCTTCATTTTTAATCTTATCTAGTTCAAACTCAAGATGATTGATTGCTTTCTGTATGCACTCAACACTTGTAGAATGTTTTCTTTTTGCTCTGAGCAAATATGTAGTGGCAGTTCCGACATTGTACGATAAATCAAAATCTTCAATTACTTTCCTAGCTTCATATCCATAAACATTGCCAATGTAATAGTTAGGTATCTTATCTTTACTATAATCTACATCTAATCCTAACTCTTCTTTAGTTAGTTTCATCTTTTGGTTTATTGTATCACTCATAGTATATCCATTCCTACCTTGCTCGTAATAAAGTTTATTGTGTTTTTCTGACATTTTGTTTTTGTGTTTCGCTGTAAGTTCTATTTCTATCGTGTGCTAGTCCTCCTGTTAGTGTTTCTACTTTGTCCATATTCCAAAATAACTTTTCTGTTTTTCTGTTCTTAATTCTTGTTTCTATTATAGTCATAATAATAACTACAAAGAAAAATATTGCTGTTAAGATGCCTAGTATTGTAAATATAATCATTTGCTTAATAGTTTTAGTAATTGACTTGAAGTGTATATTCTATCTTCTCCAGAATAATTCTCATATATGCAGGTAAAGTTATCATCTTTCCAAGTCCATAAACTTTTTACATTATTTTTAATATTGTCTTTCAATATCCATTTAATTGTTTTGTATGTTCTTTCCATTTTATTATTGTTTTAGTTTGTATTGGGGAGGTAACCACACCCCCCCTCTACTACTCAGGTCTCAAAAATTAAAAGCATTTAGGTCTTACCCTTTATTTATTATTAATTATTTCCTGAGTATTTATAATTAGTCTTGTTCTGGAGGAAAGTTATCTTGATAAGTATTGCCTAAAAATTTATTTGCTGATTTAGCCATACTTGAAGAATCTCTAATTCTTTTCCATCCAAACTGCATATAGTATGTTAAGTCAGTATTTATAACTTTAGGCAGAGTAAACTTCTCTCTCTTCTCTTCATCTGTTTTTTTCATATTACAAATATATAAAAATAATTGAATTTTATAGTAATTAGTTTCTAAAACTTTTACCCTTGATTACCACCACTTTACACTTCCTTAGTCTATCTAAAGTTCTTTCATCATATCTTTTTGATAAATCTTTTGCATCTAAATTAGTCGTTATAAGTAATGTCTTTGAACTATCTTCGGCATAAGAGATTGCATCTGATACTGCATCTATCTTAGTTCCATAGTCATTCTTAATACTCTCAGTACCTAAATCATCAATGATAATAAAAGAAGCATCACTCCTTTCAATCAGTCCAAGTTCTTTGGCTGGTGTACTAGTAAGTATCTTATTTGTTTTTGTTCTAAAAATTGCAGGTATAACGTAATTAAGAATAGTTGACTTTCCTAATCCACAATCACCCATCAGCATTAAGCCTCTACCTTTAGTATCAACTAACCAATCAATTATTTTATCATAAGACTCAAGATGCTTGTATGCATCAATTGTTCTATCATAATGCTTAAATGCTTTTATAAACATTTCTCTAATCTCTTCTTTAGTCCCTAACTTATACCTATTGTACATCTTAGGTTTTAAAAAGTTTTCAATTTTAAAAGTATCTTCTATTGTTCTCATTGTTTTAGTTTTTAAAAAGAACCATCTCCATAGTCTTTACCCTTACTGTGTCTATGTGATGTGGTTCTATCATTAGTATTATTGTTTATGCTGCTTTTCTCCCAAGTCCTAACACAAGCCTTCCAGCTCTTCATTTTGTTTTTACCTATTAGCCAATCTTTACTTTCATAAAAATCACAGAATGTTTCTGCATCTACATTATTTTTTCTTTCAGTACAATATTCTTTAACTTCAATTATTGTTGGTTTTTTAAAATTTACCTTATTATTAATACTCTTATTATTAATACTAGTATTACTACTCTTTAGCATTTTTGTTAATACCCCTTTGTCATTTTTGCTAAGGGGGTCTAAACAAATTTGTATATACCTATTAGCAATTTCGTTACTACCTTCCTTGTATGTATAACTAACTGATATATAGCCTCTTTCCTTTAATTCTTTAATCCATCTGGAAATAGTTACTTTGTTCTTTCCATATAAATCTGAGAAGTATTTATTAGAAGCATAACAAGCACCACTCATAGAAAGTAGAGATGTTATTTCAGCATAAAGAAGTTTAGCGTTTGGAGTTAAATCTTTATCATATCTTACACCTGCAGGTATGACAGAGAAGAAGTTTGGTTGTTCTTTCATTGTGTTATAGTTTTTAAGATAAGAGGAGGATATTTCACCTCCCCTCATATTATTTATTTAAAATGGTAAGTCATCTGAAGGTGAATTTATCCCACCCATAGGGTCTTTTCTTGATGTTTCACTCATTAATGGCTTTTGTTTTGGCTCAAAATCATTTACATAGGCATAATGTGTAGCACCTTTTTCTGATGGCTCTCTGCGTTCTGAAATCACCATTGATACCCAACCATTCTTTGAGTTCTTTTGTAGTTCATCTAACTTGAAGTTAGCAACCATCATTTCTCCATACTTAGTTGGAATGTTTTTAATACTACTTGGTAAGTAAACCTTCTCTTTCTTGTCTGTCATTTTTTTGTTTTTTAATTTTATATAATTTAGTTAATGAATCCTTTATTGTCTGATGTCTAGCTTCTAATCCTAATATCTCCTCATCTATCTCTACCTCAATTATCTTACTTTCTACTCTTTTAAATAATTCAGATTCTTCAGTATAATTGTTATAGAAGAATTCAAACTTTCTAGTATGATGTATTATTGATGAGTGGTGTAAGTTAGTTACACCTGATATCTCCATTAGAGTTAATCCAAACATTTCTCTTAAAATGTATATGTACATTCTCTTAGCAAATATAATGTTCTTCTTTCTGCTACCTAAAAACATTCTTTCTTTATCTATTTCATATATATCTGCCAATTCAGACATAATTATATTGTTATAGTAATCGCTAAATTTTAATCTCCTTCTTTTCATTGTTTTTATTTTTTATTTAAGTCGTACACTATTGTATCAACTACATCTTGAACTGTTAAGCCTATAAAGTCTGCTAATCTGTGTGCGTGTATAAATCTAAGGTTGGATGGTATCTTTATAAAATCTCTACTTGTAGCATAGTTAACTCCTATTACCTTACATAAAGTTGAATTAGATATACCATAAATTCTTAGTAGTGCTTCAAACTCATTCCTAGATTGTCTGATTTTTAGTAGTGAATATTTCTTAGTCATTACTGTTTAGGTATTTATCAACTTTACTAGCCAATACTTTAAAGTTTGTCTTATCAAAGTGATAAAAGTCTATCATCTGCTTTTCATTCAGCAGTTTCATAATATCATCCTCTACAATAAAGCCTAACATATTTTTTTTATTCCATACAAGGTATGTGTAAACATTTAAGAAGTGTTTAAAAATCTCTATGTCTAAATACTCCGTCTTTGTGCATTTTGAGCCATTGCTTTTGTGGGTCTTTTTCATATCTATTGTTGTATAGTGTAGTTATTATTTTTTCTGCTTCTTCTTCTGACAAATCATTTAGTCTGTTTAAAATGTCAGATTTCATTGTTGTTGTAAGTGATGTTAAGTCAATGTTACATTCAATGGTCAGCCATTGTGAGTTTGTTAGCTCACTAGGCTTTCCATCAAAAAGTTTATCTATATCATTATTGCTTAGGCTCATCTACAATTTCATCCTGACCAAACACTCCTTGTTCATAGAATCCTGTCAGTTTCAATACAACTCTTGACATAGCTCTTTTTTCTGCCATAGAAACTGGAAACTTCTTACCACCACCATTTAAATTAGCAGGAGATGCTTCACCAAAACTCATTACATTTCTCACTTCACTACCAACTTTCATAGTTCCTGCTGCTTTTAATACACAAGTGCTTTTTTCAATATCCATAGTTATCACTTCATATCCAATAGTGATTCCATTCTTAGCAGAAATCTTATCAATACCTGTTCTTGTGATTATAACAAAGCCTCTAGGGTCTTTAAATACATCTTCAGCAGTTAAGCCATTCTCTTTGTAAAGCCTTCTTAAAGCCTCTGTTCTTGTTTCAACAACCACTTCTGGTTGTTTTTTTAGTTTTTCCTGCATTGTTTTTTTTGCCATTTTATTATTTAATTGATTAGTATTCTGATTTTGTTCTTTTTCTCGCATTTCTATATGCATTTCTTTCATCTTTCCCATAGTTTTATTGTTTTAGTTATTAATTGAGGCAAATATATAAAATTGGAATTATCTACCAAACTTTTTTAACAAATTTTAGAAAAATGTTTCTCTACTAGAGTTAGATACTATAAAGTAATAAGTAAAACTATTATAATTAGTGAAATGTATAATATAGATAGCTTAGTTGAGTCTTTCATTTTTATTATGTAAAGATTAAAAGTAATGAACTAAACGAGCCACTTGACCACTTGATTTCTCGTGTATAAAACCTTCAACTGCTCTTGGAACTCCAACATATCCCTTTCTTGAGTGCCAACTATCAGTTCCTGATGGACTTCTCATATACTCAACAGTTACACCAATGAAATCCTTAGCATCTAACCACTTATGCTTAACCTTGTGATGTAAATGATGTAGATACCAATACCTATGAGTTGTTTCTGACCATAAATCAGGTCTTTCTTGTGCCATTGTTAGAGGTAAGTTTGCCATCTTAGCACCATCTCCGTGTTCTAATCCAATTAAGTTCTTACCATACTGGTAATACTTTCTATGAGCAACTGATATATCAAAGCTAACTTCACCATCTAATCTAAACCAACTCTTTAATGCGTGTGCTAAATGAAATCCACTCTGATAATCGTGATTAGACATTGAATGAACTACATCTACAGGTGCAATCTCTCTTAGTATCTCAACACACTTAACATATAGTGCTAGAGCAATTTCAAAATGCTCCCACCACTTACCATCTACATCTTGATTAGTACCTGCTGTAGTTGTATTGTAAACATTATCTATATGCAGAATATCGTTCCCTATGCAAAATAACACTCTATCCACCTCAAAGCCTTTAGATTTGTCAATAAGCCCTTGTAGCCCTTCTAAGACCCTCTCACACGCAATCTCTACATTGTAACCATCACCAGTTTCAAGATTATTAGCATATTTACCAATATGAATATCAGCAGGATTAATTACTAACAGGTGATTGTTGAGCTTTATATTTCTTTTGATTGATGGGTAGTGAGGTGAGTGATTCTCTATAAAACTACTAACTGTCTTTAGTATGTCAGTTTCATTAGCAGTTATATCTTCTTTAGTTACAATACTAAACCTGAACTCTCCACTAGCAGACTGCCAGTGCTTTACAGATACTACATCTTTTTTATCAATGCCTCTCTCTGCCAAGTTAATGTCTAGTGCTGTATTGCCATTAGTATTAGTAGTTGATTCAGCTCTATTTTCATAAACCATTTCAACTTCTTCTTCTGACAATCTTAGTCTTTTACCATATTGTTTCATTGTTTAAAGTATTAGTTATTAAGTAGCAATGATACGAAAAAAAAAGGTTATATAATACAAAAGTGAGATGTTTTTGAACATCCCACTCTTGAAAACTATAAACAATGAAACAAAGACAGGCACAACCCTGTCTAAATCTTAATGCAAAGATACTTATTTAATACAATTACAGTCATTATTATTATTATTTTTTTCAAATACTGAGAAACATAAAGGAAGTATTCCTAATCCTGTCATTATTAAAGTATTAGTATCAATACCATTCTTCTCAGCATACAAACTTGCAGATAAAACTATCACACCACTTATAGTTCTCTTGCTACTCCACTTACCTTTTGTGTCTGTAAACAACTCTTTTACTGCTTTCAATAAATCTGTTATTGGTTTTATGCCACCCTTAACTAGCATAGACCCTATCCATTTAGGAATCATTATTTCTTTTTTTTGTAGTTAGGAATAAGAGCATCAATAACTGTATCTAACCAGCCAAATATTTTGTTATCCTTATCTGAAGGTGTTAAGTTTGTAACAACCTTTGCTAATGCCATTAATCCTACTAACAACTCTAGCCAATTTTCTGTAATAAAATTCATAATATATATTTAAGTTAATTTTAAATTAGTAACCCCAAATAGTTGGAGATACTTTGTCTTTATCTAAATCAGCGTGTATAAACTTATTGTCAAAATCTATACCATATCTTTCAAATCCTGCACCACCTAATCCACTAAGTATAAGAGCAAGATTCTTTCCGTTTGTAAATTTAATATCTACTGCTATTCCTTTAATATGAGATGATGTAGGACTCTTTATTGAAAGAGGGTGTTTTTCACACCTATAACCACTATTCACCCTATAAGGTACTCCTGATATTCTTCTAGCATTATCTAGTGCCTTCATAAAGTCATCTTCTATAAAGTTAGTGTTACATCCACACTTGCAATTAAACTCACTTTTTTTAAAGTAATTTAACTTCATACTATTTTGAATGTTTAATGTTTTTGATAACTTCATCAAAATAATCTTGAAAAGTATCTTTAACATTTTCATCCCCTGTATTATCTTCTTCCATCTCTTGAATATCATAGGTAAATAATATTAACATTTCCTTATTGTCCTCTTCTACATTTACCTCTAACTCGCCTTCACTATGTAAAATTTGCATCATTTCTTTAGTAAAATGAAAATGATGGTCGTGTTCTTCTCCTGAGTAATACTTCTTTTTTTTATCCATATTTTTTTTATCTATTTGCTCTAATTTTCTTATCGCCCATTCCACACCACTTGTTCCTCCCCAAGCATCCCACATAATACCTCCACAACCTTCATCATAAGGCACATCTTTATGCTGCTGATGTCTTTTAAAGGAAGCCATACGAGCAATAGTATCTCTTGATAGTTTTTCTCTTCTTGCTAATTGACCTGCCCTAGTCCAGCCTATAATAGTACCACAATCGCTACCATTCTCTTTCTTATATTTTATAGCTCTCTTTGCGTTATTAGTTGCTTCTTGAGGATAGTCATTATAAGTTTCTTCTGCATAATAATCTTTATTAGCAGTTTCACATTCTGATTTAGAATCATACTGACAATTTCCAGTTTGACCAAACCTCCACTTTCCTTCTTCACACTCGTAACAAGGCATATTAAACAGTAACTATTATAAACTCAACATCAATAGCTTCAGTTGCACTGCTTGATTGACCTGCTATCGCTTCAATATCTGCAAGAGTTATAGCTCCTGCTCCTGTTGGAGAGTCAATACCTGCATCCATAAATAATTGAGTGCTTGAAGGAGAAACCTCAATAGCTACATAATCAGAACCATTATAGACTCTAAGATTAAGAGTATTAGTAGTGTCTAAATTTGTAATTCTAAAATACTTGTAAGATGTTTTAACTACCTGACCTTGACCATCTGCTGTTGATAATGCTAATATATTTGTCCAAACTGTTCCATCCCCTTTACTAGCAATACTCATAACTCTCTGAGATACCTTACCATTACTAGTATAAGTCTTATTTATTGTATTACCATAGTCTACTCCATTAAGAGTATACGACTCTGTTATTGTTACATTTAAGTCTGCTGGTACTATTGTTGTTGCCATAATTTTTTATTTATTATTCAGTTATTAATTCATCAGGTTATACATCTTCACCTTCTTCGTTATTAGTCCATTCAGAAGTTCTCATTATTGCTAAAATCTCTGAATGATTATATTGTTGTAAACCTACTAAAAATGCAGGAGTATCACCATTAAATTTCAATACAGTTTCTTTTTTATTTATTGATAGTCTTAATGTAGCTTTACTAGTTTGAAATACTTGAGAAAAATCAACTTGAGAAATATTAGCCATATCGTATATTACATAAATCATATTAATTATTTTTAAGGTACATCTGTTACTATATCTCCTGAATCCATATTAGTCATTGTTCCATCATTACTGTTTGCACTAAAATCTTCTATTGTTGGGAATACTAAAGGACCTTTTGTGTCTCCATTTCTCCAATATCCTATTAAACCACTTTCACCTGATAAGTCTGTTGGAACACCACTATTATATATTGCAGTTACTTCTGATAGACTTAATGCTTTATTCCAAAAACTTACTTCATCCATAAATCCATTTGCAGCGTTTGTTGAACTTAAACGTTTACCTATAAACGCGTCATCTGTATTATAAACAGTATTACCACCTGTTCCACTTGCAGAAGATGCTACAGGTGAACCATCAACAGCAATACCCCAAGTAGCACTATTTTCACTTCCCCATATAAAGACTATATGATGCCAAGTATTATTAGAAATAGCTACTGAGTCAGTTTTTCGAGTTTTTCTATTACTACTACTTAAACCACCTCCATCTCCTGTATTTAAAGAAAGAAATCCACTAGAATTCTTACTAACAGATATTCCATTATAAGCTGTAGCTTTACTTCCAGATGAGAATATTCTTGATGTTGCTGTTGTAATGTCTACCCACTTACACCATATAGAAAGTGTTATACCTCCTGATATAAATGGTCTTAAATTTGCTGCATTCCCTAAATTAACAAAATCATCTACTCCATCAAAATTTAAAGAATATACATTAGAATATCCTGCTGCACCACTTGGAGCATTTTTTATGTTATTTAACGCTAATTTTTTTGATAAGTTTAACATATTCTATTTATAAATCTCTGTAACCAATTCCTATACCACTAGTAAGTGTTATTGCTGTAATATTAAGAAACAATGTGCTTCCAGCACTTAGTGTAGTTTGAAGAGCAGCCTCTCCTGTAACCCCATCAGCAGCTATAGAAGCTATAACTGACTCTACAGGAAAGTGTACGCAAAAATAATTTTTACCTGTTTGTGCCACAGTAGTAAAAACATCTGTCCCTCCACCTTTACCTAATTGCATCATTAGTAGTGTATTATCTGTATCAAATGTACTCATTTTTTTATTTTTTAATTGTTATTATTATTTTGTAAATATTGTTATTATAGCTCCTATAGTTACTGTATATATTACCCACATTGCTTTAACTAAAATCTTCCTCATAGATGTGTTTCTATTTACTCTAGCAGTAACCCCTGTGTCTGGATTAAGCAACTTATCTGTAAGCATGTCTAATTTAGACCCTATATTATCCACCTTATCATTAATTGATGTTATATCCTTTTTCATTGAAATCAATTCTTCTTTAGTCGTCATTAGAATGTAGTTGCTTGTACAATTAAAGTTAAGTGTATAATAGAACCACTACCTACCTGTTTTATCATTGGAAATAAAATATCTCCTGCTGATAATTGTGGAGTAGTTATAGTTGTTTCATTTATCCTAACCCCTTTATTGTTGCTAGTTAATCCTGTTGCTGTAATTTCATCAACCACTATTGGAGTAACACCAGTGTCAACTCCCTCAGCAGGAGTTATCTTACATAAAGCTATAGTAACATCAGTAGCTTCATTATTTGTAATCCATCCAGAAATAGAAGTAACTACAGAATTTTCAGGAATACTGTATCCTTGACCTATTCTAAAGAAATTAGTTGGACTTAAACTGCCAAGAGCAACAGCAGCACTCCCATAATCAACATCCATTTCAAATGGAGATTTATCATCTTGAATATCCTCGCCATAAGCATAATTACTAGTACCTGCATTGGTATATCCTTGAAACTTATAATTAGTAATACCCATTAAAGATTTACTCTGCCAAACTAAGTTACCATCAGTTCCAGTAGCAGATGTCCCTTCACTTTTACTTAATACAGTATCATTAGTAGCATTTTCAAATCCTTTTGGATTATGCCTATTTATATCGCTTAGATTCTTATGTTCGTTTGCAGCCATTTATATATTTTTTAACATTCTGGACAATAATTCTTCCAACTATCATAATTCCTTCTTGGTCTATCGTATATACTGTCATACATTATAATTCCGTGATTCTTGTATGTAGTGGTGTTACAAGGTGTGTTAGCAGTATATGTAGGGTAGTCATCACTATTATCAGGGTCATTTAAAAACTCTATCATATCCTTCAAGTATATCTCAGACTTTCTATAAGTGTCTTGCTTGTAAGCATTTAACTCAGCAGGGTCAATGATAGTAGAAAACTCATCAATATTATGGACAATTCCCATACTACTACTATTACTCTGAATTTCATTAATAACCTCAAATCTAGCAAACCAACATAGAGTTCTAATTAAGAAATCATCCATTAAAGTTTGATTAGCTTGTGTAAGACCACCTACGGCAGGATAATCACCTACATTGTTCTGAGTCTTTAACTCCTCATAAAACTTCTTGCCAATAGCAGACTTTAAATGTGCTAATTCAGAAAGCAATATAGTATTAGTTGAAATTAAAGCAGGGTCAGTATTAGCATTAGTAAAACTATTGCTTATAACTTCTGCTGCTGTTGCTAGTGTTTTATATTGATTTGTGTTTGCCATAGTAATTAGTCTTGTGTATTAGTTTTCTCAGTTACTGTCAAGTCCCCAGCATTATCATCTCCAACTCCATCTGCATCATCATCTCTAGTTACAATTATTTGCTCTCTATCAGTCAAGAACATATCTCCCTCTTCAAGCATTGGTAAGTCCTCATCTAATAATCTTCTTTGCTCATTGATTGTAAGAATTTTCGATGGGTCAATCTGAGTAGCAAAGCTAATTGGTGGCTCATAGTGAATGATTAAATCTTGAGGTAAAAACCCTAATTCTTTATAAAGTACAGTCTTAATACCATTTAAAAGTAAATCAGAAGTGTCTTTAATTACAGTAGTCATTGCTAAGTCATAAGCAATTCTAATTTCACTACCTGTATTATTCATCTTACCACTTGAAACTAATCCACTTAGTGATGGTTGCCATCTGTGAGCAGTTACAATGTTCTGATCAGTTATTCTCTGTAAATCTATCCAACTACCTTCTTGGTCATCTTTTATAATAGAAACATTAGCAGCAGAAGTATCTCCATTCTTAACGATAAACATAATCTTACCATTATTACCCTCACCAACAAACTTCTTCTGAGCTTCGTGTACTAATTTCTTTGCTTCTTCTTCTCCCATATCTCCACTAATCTCAACGATAGCAGATGGTTGGAAGCCATTTTTAAATTTTGTATGATTCCATTTACCAATCTCAAAATCAACAGCAATATGCTCTAGTGCAGCAACATAATCTGGTAATCCGTAAAATGAGAAAGTAGGCTCATAATCTTTAAATTGAAGTATAAATCTATTCCCCTTAACTTCTGGATATATAGGAATTATATTCAAATCATCTTTCATTGTATTGTACTTAGCCCAATCAGGGTGTACATACGCTTCTTTCTTATTCTTAGACATTCTAACGGTAGTTGCATCTATATGATATAGATTCATCCCACCATCATACAAAACGCCTTCTAGGTAAGCATTTCCAAATGTATAATAATCATCTGCTAACTTCTTAAAAATCATTCTTAATGACTCTCCATCAGCATTAACATCTTTAATGTAGTCTAATATATCTTCATTATTACTAACAAATTTAGCTCCACTTGTAAAGATTGTCTTTTGAGCTAATACACTTCTATGTGTAGATGACTTTCTCTTTAACTCTGCTAAGTATTGAGGAAATAAGTTGTTAGTACCAAATGGTATAAACTTAGTCCTAATCTTAGAGATGTCTTGAGGTTCTTCAATGTTTTGAGGTACAGCTAAATTAAAAACCCCAAATTCAAAAGTATTACTCTTTTGAGTCTGAAGATTTGTTTTTACTGCTCCTCTTACTTTCTTTTTTTGGCTCATCTTCAGTTTTTATAGTTGATAATTTTTCTACTAATTTTTTTAATCCTAAATCTTCATAAGCGTATGCTAACTCTTCTTGAGTTGCTGTTGACCACTTAATAACAAAACCATCTTTATAAGTTCTACCAGATGTTTTTTTTGCTTTATATTTTGCCATAATTGTATATATTTTTAAGTGTGGTGAATCTACAACATTTTTGCTACAATCACACATATTATTAGAAAGATATTAATAGGGAAATGTTATAAACTTTTTACGAAACAAGTTCAACCTAAAAATATATCTTTAATTATTATGCTCCTGTTGTTGCAGTTAATGCTGAAGTATTAACAGTAATCGTACCAACATATTTTCTAGGTAACTCAAACTGTCTAGCCATTAAAGTAACTGTAATACCACTCTCATCAGAAAAAGCTGCTCCTGTACCACCTTCTATAGTAGACATATTTAAGAAAGTCTGACTTTTTGCAGCTACATCCTCATTTGCATACTTAGAACTAACACCAAGAACCCAAGCGTTATCATTAGTATCAATTGCTATACCCATCATACATTGGTCAAGAGTATCTTGCATTGTGTGAAAAGTAGCGCTTTCTAATTGAGGAATCATAAATGATAAACCACATTCAAATGCAGTTGAACCATTTTCTTTCGTTCCATTTATTGTTAATGCAGGAGTTTCGTTTTTGAACTCATAAACAAACCAAGCAGCATCACCACCTGACTGAATATTATCAATATCCCACTCACCAGCAGCATTACCATAAGTAATAACATCAGCATCTGCCCAACTTCTTAAAAGTATTTGCTTTATACCACCTGTTGATTGTAAGTTTGCACAAACAACCCCTATACCTGTATCTATTGCCATTTTTTTATTATTTTATAATTAATTAAAAAGTAATTAAGAGGAGAAGATTTTTACACCCTCTCCTCTATTATTACATTATTGTTATACTAAAAGTCCCCATTGAACAAGAGAAGAGTACAAGTATTGTACACCTAACTTGAAGTAACCTCTGAAGAACATTTTTTCTTCTAAATCATCATAAAATACTTTGAATGAACCTTGTGGGTCAGTTACATCAGAACCGATAATTAAGTTATCAATTGCACAGTAACACATTCCTTCAGTATTGTTAGCTCCTGCTGCACTTTGGAATACATCTGGATTAGTGTCTGTTACAATAGTAACCCACTCATACATTGCTACTAATTCAACACCTCTAAAAGAAACTCTAGGTGAAGCATCTACTCTATTAACCAATGCTAAGTCAGAACCAGTACCTTCAAGACTTTGTAAGTAAGCGTTATATACTTTAGGTGTTACAAACATTTTTTTCTCTGATGGTGGTACTTGCTGTAATGCTGCAGGTGCGCCATCATAAATTGCTGTAATCATATTTAATGCTTCTGCCGCTGTTGGAACTCCAGTTGCTACTGCTGCACTTTCTATTACAGTTTCTGCTTTCATTAATTCCATCCATCCATCAAATGCTGTATATCCTGCTACTGCTCCAGCTACATCACCACCCCAAGCTAATCTTACTACATCTTGTGCGATACCTTTTACTGCTCTATCTACGATTGCATCTGCTAATTGAGTTCCCTCAATATTCATTACATCAGCTCCGTTTCTGTAAGACTCCTCAATAAAAGTTCCGAAAAACTCATCAGTACATTGCTCTAAAGCAACTCTACATCTTCCTGCTGTAATTACTTTATCATCAATATTGAACTGAGTAGCACCACTTGATGCGCTACAAGCTGAGTAAGACTCAACAATTTTAGTTAAAGCTGCTGCAGTGTAAACATTCATCTTATGCTTAACATTAGGTATTACCCTGTAGTTACGCATTAAATCTTCACTTCTGAATACAGGCTCGTAAAATATTTCGTTTAAGTTCGCGCCACCATAAGCTGCTGCGATACTATCATTTGCTACATTTGCCATTTTTTTCTATTTTTTTAGTTAGTAAATTTACTTCTTATTTTTGATGCTAATACATTGTAAAATTCTGCATTTGCATCTACTTTTTTGTTTTCAACTACTGCTGGGTCGCTTGAAGTTTCTAATTCTGTACCTTTAGCGTCTGCTTTGTTGATTTTTGCGTTCAAACCTTCAACCTCTACTGTTAAAGTTTCATTGTTTCCTTTTTCAGAAACTAATTCACCCTCTAGTAAAGATATTTTGTTTGATAATTCTATGTTCTTAGCTTCAAATTCAGAAATCTTATTTGTAATTTCTTCGTTATCTCCTAAGTTTACAGTTATCGCAGTTTGTTCAGCAACATCTTCAGAAACTTTTACATCACCTTTTACAGCAGTAACAATTTCCTCAACCTTGCTATTGAACCAATCTTTTAACTCGTTAGTCATTTTTTTGTTATTTATATTAATACTTAATTTATTCTTAATTTCTTCCTGCGTGATGTTTTTAAACTTAGAAACATCATACTTAGCAGCCACTTTAATAGAATCAGAGATAGTATCAATGAATCCTAAGTCAAAAGCCTCTTGAGCATTTAACCAACTCTCCTCATCCATCATCTCAGCAAGAGCATCATAAGATAATCCTGTTTTCTTTACATAAATGTCTGTTAGTTCACTTGTAATCTTATCAAGAGTTTCAGCAGTCTTACGCATATCCTTAGCCTCTCCTGAAGTTCCTCCCCAAGCGTTATGAATCATAAATAAAGAGTTCTCTGCCATTATCACCTCATCTGCACCTAAAGCAATGATAGTAGCTATACTTGCTGCTATACCTTCTATATAGACTGTAGTCTTAGATTCTCTTCTTTTGATTACATTATACATAGCCATTCCATCAAACACATCTCCTCCAAGAGAATTGATGCGTAAGTTGATTGGCATATCTTTTAGTCCTTTGATTTCTGATATGAAGTCTTGTGCAGTTACTCCATAAGTGCCTATTTCATCAAAGATGTATATATCAGCAGTTTCACCTGCCTTATTTTGAATGTTATACCATTTTTTGTTCATAGCAGCAAAAATACAAGTAAGTCATTTTAATCTTACCCAATTTACCTACAAAACTTTTAGTATGTGATGTTACTTGATGGTGTAGCCTTCTTTCTTTCCTTGTAAACTATGTTCTGAGCCATACTCTCACTTATGTCATACTTAATGGATAAGTCCATCCAAGTGTTAGTTCTACTCCCTTTATTACCTACTAGCATCCTGTCAAAGTCAGCAATAATCATATAGTTCCTAATTCTCTTAGGTTCAATTAATCCTTTCTCTGCAAGATGCCTTATAATATCCTTACTGGTTGGACTTTCTCCAAACCTCTTTTCTAACTCACTACCAGCAATTTCAATGAAGTCAAAGACTACATCTGCTTTATTTTGTCTTATTTTTTTTAGGGACATTTTTCTTTTTAGGTGTTTGCTCTATTTCAATCCACTCATCTACCATCATCTCCCAAAACTTACAAACTGCTCCTCTACAAGAAGTGCAATTCATATCTTGCTTGTTAGATGGGAATAATAAATGCCACTCAGCAAACATTAAACTTAATGATTCAGCGTGATGGCTTGGGAAGTTTCTTTGATGTTTTTTGTTCTTAAAAACTGCATCAGTAATCATACTTCTTTTGTTCTTACTGTAATTATCAGCTATTTCTTTTAAATTCATATGTAAAGTTTTACCATTTATTTTCTGGACACTTACCAAAAAACTCTTTTGTTAATGATGTCTTTGCATCTAGGAAACATTTGCATTTAGCACATCTTGAGCCTCTACTTATCTTAGGCTTCTTTAACAGTAAGAAGTTTCTGTAAAAACTACAACTTTTACACACATCTAATCTTTCTAATTTGGTTTTCTTATCAACAAACATTTGTTTATTATTTTAGTTATTAAATTGTTGCTTGAGATTGTATTACACTTACAGTATTTTGACTGTCTGTAATATCTGCCTCAACTACGACTACCTTACCAGAACTACCCATAGCGCCCATCATTTGATTCTGTCCTATTGCATTGAATTGTTGTTGTGAGAATGAAGGCTGATTAAGTAATCCTCCATCAGCAAACTTAACACCTCCCCCTGCTGAGTTCATTGCAGATAATTGCTTAGAGAACATTGCTGTACTTCTTTTATTTATAACAGCCTCACCACCTTCTAATTCTACCACTCTACCTCCTACTGCAAACTTCTCACCTCCTTGTGCGTGTGATTTGCCTTGTACCATACCACCATTAGCAAAAGTTTCTATAACTCCACCACTTCCAAATTTATCTAATTGTCTGTCAATTAACCCTCCTACTGCTGCTGAAGCACCTGCAGCTAGTATTAAATTTAAAGGGAATGGAACATTTTTAAATATAGACGCTATAAATCCTGCTACTGCTTCCATAATCTGAGCCCTAACAACAGTTTTCATTGCTTCTTCTGCAGTTTGACCAGACATTATTGCTCTCTTTACATCTGCTTGAAAAGACTCTTCTTTTCTTTTTTGGTCATCAACATCAACACCTGCCTTTAATGCCTCAAGTTCAATTAATAGCTTTTTCCTTAAATCAACATCCATTACAAACTCATTCAATGACCTTAGTTGTAATTCAATCTCTTTCTCTCTTAATTTATTAAGGTGTTCTTGAATCCTTGCTGCATCATCTGTAGATTTTGCTCCATCAGTCATTAAAAGTTGAACCATCTCTCTTTCTAAATCTAAACTCTGTTGTTTTGCTTTATTGTTTTTTACTATTGCATTGGTTGATGTATTGGTTTTTTGAGTAGAGGAAGTTTCTACTTCTTCATTGTCTTTTAATTGTACTCCAAATTTCTCTGCAACAACCAAAGCATCTTCATATTTTTTAGTATAAGCATCTGCCTCTTTATTTAATGTTATAATTCTTGCCTCATCAGAATCTATTTCCCTTTGAGTTACATTAAAAGTTCTATTTTTACTAAATTGTATCTCTTCCTCTCCTCTCAAGATTTTACCTTTATTCTCTTGAATTCTTAATTCTAAATCAAATATTTCACCCTGAACTTCCTGTCCTTCTTTTTGTATTTTTAACAACCTTTCTTCAGCACCCATCATTCTAATTTTTTCAGCCATCTGTAAATTAGCATTTTTTTGGTGTTCGCTTAATTCTTTTACATTATCTTTTTCAGTTATTAAGTTAGGTAGATATTCGCCATACCTTGTGTTTAAATTTACCATTGCTCTGTTTCTAGTTTCTTGAGATACGTTTGTATCTTTTAAAACTTCAAATAAAGCATCCATTTCAAATTTATCTTTTTGTAATTTTTCAGAAATTGGTATTTCTATAAAATCAGTAAGTTTGCTTACAAATGAAGCAAATCCATCAGTTACATTTTTTAAACCTTCTGACATTCTATCTATAAATGCAATTCTAAATCCTTGTGTAGCAGATTCAGACCTTTTAAATGCACCTTCTAAAGTATCACCAACAATTCTAGCCATCTCTTCTGCTGCACCACTAGCATCTTTAAGAGCATCTCTTAATTGAACAGTCCTTTCTCTACTTGTAATCATTTGCTCAAAGGCAGCAGCCTGTCTTAAATCAACAACCTCCATAATCTCAGCAAGACTACCCCCTTCTTCACTAAATTTAGCCATAGCTGGTACGAGTTCATCTAAAGAATGAATTGTCTTACCGAAAGATTTAACTAAATCAGAGTTAGGGTCTTGCATTTTTAGCAAAATATTTCTTAAAGATGTACCTGCAATAGAAGCCTCAATACCTGAATCTGCTAACTGGGACATAATAGCAGTAGTATCTTCTATAGAGAATCCTGCTGACTTTGCAATAGGTGCAACCTTAGTCATAGAAGTTTGGAACTTCTCTATATCTAATGCAGAACTAGTAAATGCAACTGCCATAACATCTACTACTCTTTGTGTTTCACTAGCATCTAATCCAAAACCTCTAACAGCAGAACCTGCTACAATAGCAGCTCTAGCCAAATCACTATCTGTTGCTGTTGCTAACATTAATGTAGCTTCTTGAGCATTTAGTATCTCTTGAGTAGTAAAACCTAATTTACCATAATTAGTTTGTAGTTCTGCAACTTGCTGTGCAGTAAAGAATGTTGAACGACCTAAATCTTGAGCAGATTTTGATAGCTGTAAAAACTCACTTCTATTAGCACCTGTAATTGCCTTAACCTTAGCCATTTGAAACTCAAAATCTCTAAATGACTTAATAGCATTACCTATAACGCTACTTATTGTTCTAAATGCAACAGTAGCAGCAACAATACCAGCAGCCATCTTACCAAAACTCTTTGTTGTACTTTTAGTTCTTCCTTCTAACTTTTTTAAATCTTTATCACCCTGTACAACTACCTGTACTACTATCTTCTCTGTATTTGTTGCCATATATATTATATATTAAAATGCTCGTTGAACATTTGTTTTTGGATTATTTTTTTTAATTTGTGCTGCTATCATTTCTGCTACATCCTTCCCTATAGAGGGTGCTAACTCTTGTGCTACTTTTGCTGAATTTTCTTTTGCTGTAATACCTGCAAAGTTTGACCTTTGCAAAGTGTTTCCCCTCTTCCAGTAAACATAATTCTCCTTACCATTCGCTTTACTATTTGCGTAAATTCCTCTTTCTAATCTTCTATAAACAGCCTGTGCAAATTTCTTATCCAACCCCTTTGTATTCATCCATCTGATTATGTTCTGTTTATTTACAGAAAAAGCAACTCTAGGGTCATTTACTACTCTCCAATAATGTTTGCTAGAAGTTACATCTAATACAAGTTCTTTCCCTTTGCTTATAGTACCTGCAAAACTTCTACTTAGTTTACCTGTAGCATAATACTCTTGTAGTCTTAATTGAGATTTAAGTCCCTTAATAATTAAATTAGTAGCTTTGTTTAAACTTTTACTTGTATGTTTTAATTTAATCATCTGATATTGTTTGGTCTGCTGCCACTCTTAATACTTTATGTGCATTACCATACATATCAGTAGCATAAACAGGTGTTAAATATTCTTCCTTTCTCTTTATTGATATTTTCCTAATTGCAGCACTACTAGTACCAATATAATCGCTATTGAAATATATAAGAATAATATCGTTAGCACTTGCTGCTGTAAACTCACCTGCATCAAAAGTCTGACTATCTGAAGCACCCATAGGAACACTAACTTGATTTTCAAAAATCTTAACATAACTCCCACTTTGGGGAGTGTAAACTTGAATTGTAATGACCCCAATTGCACTTGCTGAGGGTGAAGTGCCATACCTATCTATATATATATTGTAAGTATCTCCTTGAATTAAAGATAGTTTTTGGTATATACCACTAAAAGAAGATTGTAAAATCGCTGTATTGTTTCCGTAAAAAAGGAACAATCCAAGTGTAGACAAAGGAGTAGTTGTTGTTGCATAGGGACTTCCTCCTGTAAAGAATTTATACCAAGCATTAATTACAGATGGAGGATTGTTTAATAAAGAGTCTGTAAAAGGATTACTTGCAGTTGTAGAGTAAGCACTAGCTATTAATAAAGCAGGGTCAAGTCCTATTGTATAATTAATATACTCTCCAGTATAGTTTATTATACTAGACAAAGTATCTAATCCACTTTGTTGTGCTATTCCTCTTGATGTTATTTGCTGACTACTTATTTTCATATTATTTTTTTAAAGTCCTATATTATAGTTAGACTCTTCCTCCCAATCCAAGTCTGAATTACTTCCACTACTTCCAAAGCTAGGTGCTGTTGCTGCAAATACACCAATCTGAAACCACTCTATCAATTCCACTTTAGTAGATTCATTTTTATTAGGTATGTAATCTACTATTTTATTAATTCTCCAATAAACTCCATCTATGTAAATTAACTTTGTAAAATCTAAATTAATAATATCAGTAATTTTTAAAGCTATAGATACTGTTCTTAATCTTGGTCTTCTCTTTAACATCTCTACCATATTCCTATAGTAAGTGTCATACAACCCTTTACCTACTTGAGGAGCAGCATAAACACCTGTAGCGTCATCATAATCTCTTACCCAAACATTACCATAGGCTAAGTTAGGACTTAAAATACTATCTCTATTTACCATTGTTGCTTGTGGGTATATATTTGAAAGAACATTAACACCTACAGCGTTTTGATTAGCTAATATAGCTTTATTAACAGAACTCCAAGTCTGTGCAACAGCATATTTAGGTGTAAATCCAGATGCAGGTACTACAGGAGAATATTTATTCCAATATAATAATCTTGGTAAAAAACTATATCCTTTATCTGGTCTATGTAAATCATTGGCAGAAACATTCTCTGTCCATAAACAAGCAGAATGTGCAGTATCAATAAGAGCTGAATTACCACCAACAGTGTCCATATCTTTAGCGTTATAAGTGCCTGCAAAGAATGGATTTTCAAATGTGCTATCTCCCTTCTTAAATGTATCAGGAAGTATCTCTCGATAAGGATATTCATCTTCTATTTCGTGAAAATACCTTAACCCTCTATCCTTAACTTTAGCATCAGCATTATCACTCTTGTATTTAAAAACTAAAGTTCTTTTTAGGTCGCTTTCTATCCACTTATCACTTATTTCGCTACTTCTGTCTAATTTATAAGTCCAATCTATTGCATCTCCATAAGGCTTGTAGAAAGAATCAAAAGGCTCAATATTTACTGTCTTTGTAAACTCATCAGTAGTCATCTGAAGATTAAATGCGTGAGCAACACCCTTGACAAAGTCTACTTGCATATAATCAGTATTCATTACATCAGTTAAGTTGTAAGTCTGTCCGTATTCAACATTATTAGGATTAATATTAATTGCATAAGTAGCATTAGCATTGTCAGATGCTGTTGTTGAGGTAGGTGTAGATGAGCCAAATAAATATAATCTTATTTCATTGTCATCATAAGCAGCAGTTCTTGCTTTAACATTAAGAACCAATCTTAATTGGTCTCCTTTATTAAGGTATCTAGTTTCATTTATACCTCCTGTAAATATCTGAGATGGATTGTCTAACAAAGGAGAACTATTTGAATCATAAAAACTACTGGTTATCATACTAGCAATATTATTAAAAGAAGTATGACCTACTGTTTTTACTTGTAATACTATCTTAGTCCAATCTACATCTAAAGAGCCTCCACTATAATTAACTCTCTCTGCAAATAATCCAAAGTTATTTAAAGCAATATTATGAGAGCCATATTCTTGTACAGTATATATACCTGTTGTTGCATCCCAACCTACATTATCAGTGTCAGTATTTAAAGCAAAACCAGTAGAATCATTCAGGTCAATGGCAAAAGTAAAATAAGAAAAATCATTAGGGTCAAATTCATCATTAGTAGGATTTATTAAAAATGAAGATATTAACCCCTCTCCTGTGAAGTGATTGCCATAAGACAATAAAATAGTTCTATCATCAGGATTATTATATTTAAAGTTTGGTAATAACCATACTAGCTTCTTAAACATATCAGTTTCCATAAATGCTGATTTTATCTTATAGCCAGAACTTGAATTACCTCCTACCTGAGCAAATATCTTATCTAATGTAGTTTTAACAAATACTGATGGTCGCCAATCTGCAACAGGTGGTGGTGTTGCATAAGTATTTCCAGAATTTTCAAATCCATAATAACCTAATCTATTTGATGGTACTGTAGGTATAGCTGCATACTGAGTATCTAAAAGCTGTATTTTTCTTCCTTCGCCTAATGCATTATAATCACCATAAGATGTTATTGGGTAAACTATAGGAGATTTAGATGCATTATTACAATCTTCGTGTTGCCAAGTAGCCACAATACTATCTTTATTATATGTAATGTTTTCCCCTTCATCACCCCAATCTATGATATTCATATATGTATCTTGAATCTGACTTGCCCAACTTAAATTACTGCCAAAAAATACACAATTATAATAAGATGGAGTTTCTCCAAAACCACCCACTCCATCTACTTGAATTAATCCAACTAAAGAATAAAGATTGTTAAATGTTATTCTGCAAGATTTCTTGTCTGTTACCTTATTATCTACCTTTATATTAGGTGAGTATAAGTGTTTAAATATATTATTGTTATTCTTAGTTGCTGGCACTTTAAATGTCTTGCTGTAATCACCACTTGTTGATGTTAAATCTTTAAAGTCTGAAATCTGAAAAGTCAATGCAAGAGGAAAGTCAGAATGGTCAGTAACATCTAACTCTCCAACTATACTGTTATCCCAATCAATACCAGTTATAGGGTAAACGGATACATACAATATAGAGCCATCAAAACCACTGCTTGCGTAAAGACTAAGTTTATCATTATTACTGCTTCCCTGTACCCAATCATATACAAATGCACCATTATTATTTTGGTTAAATCCATTAGCACTACCTGCTAAATGATTTGCTAATATAAAACTCCCTGAAGTTCTTCCACTTATTTCATATTTTATCCTATAAGTTTGACCTTGAATAAAATTTAGATTTAATTGTTTTAAGAATCCAGCAGACCCAGAATGATTAGCAGAACTACCAGATATAGTCCATCCTGTTCCTAAGTCCCAATCAGCAGAAGAAGTGAATGAAGCGTTGGAAATCATCTGAGTTCCTTGAATCTCACTATACTTATAATCTAGTATCTCTATTTTTACTGACATATATTAGTTTCTTTGTGTTTGAACTTTATGTGCTAAAATGTACTCAATATTAAATTTAACTAAGCCATTTTCTTGATTAACAGTTTCAATATCACTATTATTGATTATAACTGGAATATATCCCTTTGTTGATGGTCTTAAATATGGATTAACCTCACTCCCCCTCTCTGTAGCATCTGTTTCCATTTCTATCCATACATTAGGTGATAACATCATTTCTTCTAACCAATTAGCCACCGACTTGTTTAATGGCTCTGTATATACGCTTTGCACTCTATCTGCATTAACATTAGAAACCTCTCTACCCCCCTTGTACAAGTCGCCACCTCTCATAGTATCTGAAACATATAAAGAAGTCGCTATATCATTTCCTTGATTTCTATCGTCTTGATACCAAGTTCTATCCCCACTCTTTCTTTCAACAACACCTCTATTTATAGTTAATCCTTCTACTACATCTCTTTTAGCAGTATAACTATCAATACCTCCCATTGAGTTTAGCCAATGAAACCTAACAAAACCATAAGGAATATTCTCACTTTCTCTATCAATCTGAAACCAATTAGTAGATGATAATGTTTTATTTACATAAGCAGGAGGGGTAAGTGTACTGTCAAAGTAACGTCCTCTTGTATTTAATCTATACTTCTCTACATTTGCTGTTATTGGCGCTACTTTAGTTGTGTAGGGTCTGCCTGAACCAGTTTGAGGTACATATGCATTATTATTAATAAAGTCAGGACTAACATTCTGAATCAACATTCTTTTTTGGTTATGTTGAAATTCTACAGGAGTTCTATCTTCTAATAAAGAGTTGAAATCAGCTAAAACAAATTCAGTTTGAGTTCCATCATAATCGTAAGCAACTCCAAATAATTCGTAATAGTTTAAAAACTGAGTAGGACTATTTCCATCATAAATCGTATGAGCATACCATTGTAAAAACTCTGCCTGTTCATCCATTCTAACTAACTTGTGGTAAGCTACTTTATTTTCTGAATCATTATAATACCAATTTGGACATTTAGTAAGGAATCTTTTTGAGAAATTTGCAGATGGTGAAATTTCGTTATGAAAGAATTGGTCGTAATAGTAAACACTATCTCTTTCATATTGATTTACTGAGTTTATTACAGTTATGACAGGTGGATAAGAAAGTGTATATCCTGCATCTACAATCTGTCCATCACCATTAATAATATCAAAAGAAGCAGAAACTCTAATCTTCCTAAATGTTCCATTTTCAGAAACATTATAATTGCTTATAGGAAACCCTAATGCTGCCGAAGCACCAATAACATTATCTTGCATTGTAATACCACCATTCATACCTCCATAAAAAGGACTCTGCCAAGTACCTTTGTTTATAGGACACAAGCTATACGATAGTTGGTCAGAAACTAACTGACTAATATCTATAGTAAATCTATGACCTGCTGGAGCTGAACCTGTTTGATACCTTTTATTTGAAACATCTCTTGACTTTTTAATAGTTCCAATAGTAGTCCAATTAATACCATCAACACTTGTTTCAATTTTAAATATTGCATTTACAATATCTCCTTTTCCAGTTGAAGCATCAAAATTACCAGCACTAGGCTCTACGCCCTCGTTTACACCAGCCTTCATCCATTGAACTTGATACCTTAGATGGTCATTAGCACTTTTTAATTGATTAGCTCTGTAATCCCAACTCATTGAAGCTAGATTAGAGCTATCAATATTAACAGGTACTATTCCCCAACTTACAACTCCTAAATAATTTGCCATAGCTTAATATATTTTATATTTTAAATTTAAGTAACCTTTAATATTGGCTATCTCAGTAGTTGATAATGCTCTATTGTAAATTATAACTTCCTGTAATTGTCCTTTTAAAAAGTTAGATGCGTTTAAAGAGCCAATATCAAATTTAGCAGTATTAAAAGAAAATGAATTGTCAAAAGAACCATCATTATCTGTTGTAGTTATAGAGTTAGATGAGTCATAATACTCTAAGTCAATTCTTTTATTATGCTTCTTTAATATACCAATATGACTACTTAAGGTATTAACAACAGAAGTGTTTGTACTTAGTGAAGTTACACCATCATTTACTGTTGCAGATAAATATCCATTAGCATCAGTACCTATTGATATAGAAGCAGCTCCATTATTCCATCCAAAAACATTATCACTAACTGCATCTATCCTACTTACTTCAAATATTGTAAAATCTGTTGTTATAGGTGAGTTATTACTTGAAGTCATCAGGTCATTAGTTCCATCAAAGCTAAAATATGATTTATCGTTCTGACCATCATAACCATATCTTAATGGTTGTTTAGATGCAGTAGATTGAGCTACATTATGTCCATTACCTGAACCATCACCCCACTCACTAACTCTTTTTGTTGGTATGTCAAATGTTACCTTACTATCTGCTCTTAGCCATACTGATAAATCAGAAAAGTCTGATGGATAGCTAGAAACAGGTCTAAAACACTTAGTAAACGCACTCATTGTGAATACTAACTTGATTTGAACTAACTTATCATTCTTTGTGTCTTTAATTCTCTCTATCTCTATACTTTCATCATTAAGATAAGCCTCTACAGTTACATCTTGGTAGTTTTTAAGCACCATATCAAACCATTCGTTAGATAAGTCCTGTAAGTTATCCCATCTCTTTTGTAGTGTTACTACTGATTGTGCTGCTTGAGAATATAGATTGTAGAAGTTTATTTCAAATGAATATTCCTCTCTACCATCATACACTACTGGCATTATTGATTCAGGTGGATTTACTAGCATTAATGGGTACTGAGTGTCGTGGTCTTGATTAACTTCACCATCATACCCAAACTTTACATCTCCATAAGTCCATTTGCTGTCAAATACAGTTATTATATCTGTTAGTCTTGTTATTGCCATTGTTATGGTGTTATATTATTTTTATTATGTATTTTTTCCTGTACAGCATTTTCATAGTCGTTCTTAGCAGTGTTGTAGCTCAAGTAAGTTAATACTTTATATAAATTTGTTTTTTTCACACTATCAATATCATTATTACCATCTATTCTAAATATTCCCTTCTCTGCCACCATATAAAGGCTGTTAAGCCATCCATAAGGCTTTATGAACTTGTTGTAGAGTCCAACTGTAGAAACTCTACCTTTGCCAACTCCACTTCCTCTTCTGTTTTCCCCAAAAACATTTGGAAAGTCCGAGTTAATTTTACGCTTTGCATTGTCAAAAAAAAACTGAACTCCCAAACGAAATCCATACTTAATTCTTTAAACTTCTCGGTCTTAGCTGGTATCGCATCATCATCATACTCCTCATCTGCTCTCCTGCAAAGTATTGCCATTTGCTCAGGTAATACATCAAACCTTCCGTGTTTCATTATTTCTATTGTACTTTCTAAGTGAGTAGACTCAATATAATCTCCAAATGTGTTTCTTCTTAGAAATTCTTTTGGAAATAAGTATTCTTCACCATCTAATTCAAACTTTTCTATACCTTTAGGCTTATATTCTTCTAAAAGGCTAGAGAATGTCGCTACAGCCTCATTAACGCTATCTACATCAAGCCTGTTCATCTCATTTTGACTAAGTCCTGTTAAATACATAAATATATCCCTATTCATCTTAAGCAACTCTACTTCTGAGTGTTCTGCATCAATAACATTACCTTCTTTATCTTTTCTGTTATATTGACTTATAATTGAGTATAATCCACACCAATATCTTAGTGTAATGTCTTTCCACTCTGTTGGAATCTCGTATGAGTTGTTTTCAATATTAATCTCTACCATATCTTAGTTATTTGTTGTTTCTCTCTCTAGAACACCCTCTAGCAATCTCTTTTCATCAGTAGCATCTATAAGAACATCTGCTAACTCACCTGTAGAGTTCTCACATAAATTAGCAATCTTCTTCAAATTGACATCCACAGCATCTTCATTCTCTTTTGTTTTTAGTGCAGTAAGAAATCCAATAGTGGTATAGAATAACATATTTGGTATTAGAAAGATAAATTCTGCCATTGCTCCATCACCATCTTCAATCTTTAGTGTTGTTTCGTGGAAATTATTTGAATACAAGTAAACAGAGTCAAGTATATTTAAGAAGTCTTGATATTTACCTGCAATCTCATCTTCTGTAGCATAATACATTATTTTCTTAACATCTTCCATAAGAACTTCAACAACCTCTTGATGCTCTTCGTTTAGGTAAACTATATCTTTCTTTTTCATAATTATTTGATAATTTTTTAGTAATTATTCAAAACTAGGCAAAAATAGTAATTTAACTATGAAATAGTTTCACAGTTTTCCAACAAACTGAAAATAATTATGAAAAATATAATACCTTGCCTCCACCACTCCAAATCTCCTTGTTTACTGCCATTACTAAGCAATCTACCATATCATCGTGTTTAGCTGATGGAAATTTAGTTAGTTGGTCTAAGAACTCATCATTCCAATCTCCATTAAGCAGACTAACTCTACCACTCTCTAAAGATGCACTTACATCACTCACTCTTGCTACCTTGTCTTTAGTTGGTGGTTTGTCTTCTTTAACATTAAGTCCTGTTTCCCTTACTAGAGTTTGCACGATAGACTTACCTGATGCTTTAGGCTCTACATATATCCTGCTCCTATTTGTATATCCATTCTTCTGAACCCACTGCTGAATGAATTTTACTAAGTCTGGGAACTCTTTATAGACATTAACGCAATCCACTACCTGCCATCTGTTCTCTTTATAGGTATATGCTAGTAGTGCAGAGGGGTCATTCTTTTGGTCAGCAGTATATGCAGGGTCAATTACAAAATTAACTACTGAATCTTCAACTCTATATCTATCTACCTTAAACCAATCCTTATGTATCATTCCACTATCTAGTGGTGTTGGTGTTTGTTGTAGTTGTCCAGCATACCCATAACTACCTAATGCACTCCTATAATCATCTAATGTACTTTGACTAAACCTATCTTCCCAAAACAATCCAGTATCTTTATCATAAAACTCCTCTAGGTGTGCAGGTTTTATGTTACCATCTCCACTTTTAGCAGGAATACAGATGTGTTTATACTTTAATCTAGTTTCCCTACCTAATAAGAATCCTGTTAAGTCATCTTCGTGTACTCTTTGCATAATTATAATCCTAACTCCAATATCAGGTTGATTAAGCCTAGAATAGAATGTAGTCCTATACCATTCATTAGCATTATCTCTTTCTGTTGCAGAACTTGCCATTTGTGGTGAAAGAGGGTCATCTACAATAAGAAAGTCTGCTCCTTGCCCTGTAACAGTTCCACCTACTGATGTTGCTCTTCTCATTCCAACAAAGTTGTTCTCGTATCTCTCTTTTAAGTTTTGGTCTTTCTTAATATGAAATACATCTCCCCATCTTCTCTTAAACCAATCACTAAATATAATATCTCTACTCTTAGTTGCAAGTTCAATAGAAAGAGTTGCAGAGTATGAAGAGGTAATGAATCTTAATTTAGGTGATTTTATCCAAGCCCATACTGGAAACATAACAGTTACTATCAATGACTTTGTACTTCTAAAGGGTACATTAATAATAATATCTTTATTTTTTGGTTTCTGTGCTATTACTCTTTCACACTCTTCTTGTAATAAATCACAGATATACTTGTGATGCCAATTAGTAGAAAGTGGTACTGCTGGTTCTACTACTATCCAAGCTGCTTTAAAGAACTCATAGAAACTCATCTCACATAGTTTCTTTTCTAGTGCAAACCTAAGTAATGCTTTTTTAGTCATCTAATTCTGTATAGTCAATATCTTCTGCTTCTTCAAGCCCTCTAATCTGTTTCTTAATATCATCAAGTGTCGCACCTTCAGTTAAGTTAATTTCAATCTTAGTATCAGTATCTTTCTTTATTTCTGTAGATGATAGTTTAGGCATTGCATAGTTCATTAGTTTCGCTATTGCATCTATGTATGCACGAGGGTCTTCATCAAATAATATATCTAATGCCATCTTAATCTTTACAGGCTGTCCTTCTAATGCGTAAGCTAAAGACTTCCTAGTCATTCTAGCTAGTTGTCTTGTTTCATTATTCTTAGGTAATAAAGACTTTGCAGTTTGATTAAAGTTCTCATCTATATTGTTAGGTCGCTTCTTCATAGCTTCATCACCTACTTGTTTCTTTTCTTCTTCCATCATTATTCGTTTAGTTTGCCAATATACAATAATCTTTTAAACTTCATTCATAATAAAGATATAAAATTGAACTTCTCTAGTTTTTTTGTCCCATATACCCCTCATAATTAACTTATCTTTTAACATTTTACCCTATACCAGTGTTTTGTATAGAAACTGTGAAAGTATTTAATTCTCAAACACTATCTTCGTGCCTCTTATAAGAACCAGCATAACATTATAAAAGAAGTCTGCTTGTGAGTGCTAACTAAATAAAACACTAGCAGATATGACTGTTCTCATAATCACCACTCAATCTTCTAGTAAACATCATTGCTCATATCGCAAAGTATTATTCAACTTCTAAAATAGATGTTTAAATATACACCTTTTATAAAATTGAACTTTGGTTTTGTGTGTGTGCGTTTGTGTGTTCAAAGAGTATATACTACTTGGTTTACGGAATCCAAAAATAAACCCTTTTTAATCCTTTTTGCACAGCTTAATGACTGAGTAATGACTCAATAATGACTAAAAAACTGAACTTAAACTGGTTTTAGTTTGGGTTTTAGGCTTGTTTATGTGTGTAAAGACAGAAAAAAG